TTCAAGACGAAAAAAACCGGCTTGATCATGACAAGGCTTTTTCACCGCTTTTTGCCCCATTAGACGGGACCAATTCAAAATTCGGGCGGCTCGTAGAATTCTTCGAACACCAGTTAGACGCCTATAACGCAAAAGGTAATTCGGAGGCAGCGGAATGATGGATAGCGTTATTCATGCCATTTATATGTCTGGCGTTATTGCTTCTATGGTTATTTTTCTTAGCATTCTGTTGGTTGCTATGGCGATAGCTATGGCAATGACACTCATTATATATGTCGACGCCCCATTCAGAACTCATTCGCGGAAAGTCGCTGGTATAACAGTCATTTGCATCGGGTTGGCGATAGTAATAGCAGCCACAGTGGTGGTTTTTCTTCCATCGTGTTCAACACGCAAAGTGACTGTAACAGCGAAAATCGCAACAGCTTTAGCCGATAGAAATCTATCCCAACCTGAACGTGATTATTTGCAAAAGCTTGCTGCCAGTTACTCATTGAAAAGTGAGGTGGCGCGAAAATGATAACATTTACCGTTTCCCAAATAAATTCAGCGCTTGAAAATGTCAGCCAATCAATGGCAGAGCGCATACGGTATGTAATGCCGGTAGATGTTGATAATACCGACGATGTACGGCAATATACGATTGCTGAATTGCGGGATTCAGGCCGAGGCGTAGATAGCTTTTATATCGTCTGTCTTATTTTAGCAGATCAGAGAACGCCGTTGTCAATAAGGGCAGCTTTTGCCGACGAAAATAAACGGCTCGATCGCGAAAATCTATTGTTGCCATATAGAGCGCCAAAAGATGGACCATCTTCAAAATCTTGGAAGCTTTTGGAGTTTCTCGAAAAAAGTTTAGACGCTTATAACGCGACGCATATCACTGGTGAGGCAACACAATGAGACGCGCTGCAAAAATAGACACGGCGGAACGCGCAATCGTGGCAGTGCTCGAGCAGCATTTCATGACGGTTTACCGGCTGGATCAGCCTGTCGATTTGCTGGTCGGCTTTCGTGGTGTGAACCATCTGGTAGAATGCAAGACCGGCCATAAAGGGTACGGTAAAGGGCTGAACAGCAACCAGTTGCAGTTTGCAGCAGGCTGGAAAGGTTCACCGGTTGTGACATTGCATTCGCCAGACGAAGCAATCGAATGGGCGCGCAAGGTGGCTAAAGGATTGTAACTTAGAACAAAACGAAAACGAAGGGAGCATAGCATGAGGGCAATATATTGACTGATAAAGCATTCACCATTGTAAAACTGAAATCGGGTTCAAAGGCTGGAAAACTCAGAGCAAAACGCGGACGCGGCAGACCAAGATTAGAAGGCATTTACAGACAACCGAACGGACAGCCATCGCGAGCAAAAAATCCACCGCAAAAGGTCGCGTTAGAAGCTCGGGCGCGGCTGTTTGGGCTGACCATGAAACAAGCAAAAGACCCACGTTCTGCAACCAATCTCGGACGCTTGGCAATACTTCATGATGCTTTCCCAGACCAAGGCATAACAGACAGACAATATAATGCTGTTATGCAATATTTAGATGTCGTAAATGATTATAAAAAATCACTGTGTTCACCGGGCGCACAATGGGGACAACCGGCGATAGTCGCAAGCAACGATGAAGACGATTACACGGCTTGGTGCAAACGTGCTAAAATCAGATATGAGGCTGTCGAAAAAGCGATTGCAGAAGCGCAGCGGGAAAATCCGGAGGCTAACTTCCATATCGTTTTAACTCATGTGATTGGGCGCGATATTGCGATGCCGCGTTATATCGGAGACTTGCGCCTGTTGTGCAACGTCTTGCACCGGCATTTCAACCCGCAACAGACCGAAGAAAATAGAAAACGGATTTATTCATGGGTGTCGCTTGCTGGAATGTAATTTTTTCTTGACTTTCCGTGCAAGAAAATAAATTAATTGCATATCTTCCCAAAATGGATAATTGTATTCAAGAAAAGGAAAATCAACAGGAAGTGACTTTGCCATTTCAACTCTCTTTCCAATTTTCCCCTTTGTCACATTAAAATATACGTAAAAGCGAGCTTTGGTTTATCACTGCTCGCTTTTTACGTCATTAACTGTTGCCAGTTGTTTGGACGCTGCAATGAGAACAGCGCGAGCCAGACAAGCATCTTTCGCACCGTTCGACGGTAAATCAGGCAGGTCCGGCAAATTGCCTTCGAGAAAATGTATTGTCTGATCATCGATAGCCGTTCCTTTATTCAACAAGTCAGAGGCTATCCTATTAGCATTTTTATTGATCAGATTATTCAAAACAGCCATTTTCGCAATGACAGTATCCGGCAACTCGCGCTCGCCGGTTATCCATTTTTTTACAGCGCCAAGCGAGTAATCAAGATAATCGGCGGACTCTTGCCGGTCGAGGCCGCACTGCTCAATCATCCGTTTAAAAATCATTTTTTAATTAATCTCCCGTTTAGACAGTCTGCAAAGTCCAGACACCTTCTACATCTATATCATTATAAGGTAAAAATAGTTGTCAAAGCTCCCCACAATCAAGAGCCAAGTACCAACACTTGCGCCGCTCATTGGTGCACCTGTAGGTGATCGCAAAGCGTGGCTGAAACAGCGTGATGAGAATGTCGGTTGGCGTAAATGGTATCGGACTAAACGTTGGCAGCGCTTGAGGTGGCAGACATTAACAAAAGCAATGTTCACATGTGCCATTTGCGGTCGGATAGAAGCAGACACAAGTAAGCTAGTCTGTGACCATATTAAGCCACACAGAGGGAATGAAGCTCTGTTCTACGACGAGAACAACCTGCAATGCCTCTGCAAAAAATGTCACGATAGCATCAAGCAACGCGAGGAAAAACAACAACACAAGGGAACGATCACTTATCCGGATTATTTGTTACCGTCGCTTATACCATTGACGATAGTTTGTGGAGCACCAGCATCGGGCAAAACTCATTACGTGATGCATCACAAGAATGACGGAGACATCGTTATCGACCTTGATGATATTGTTTACAGTATGACAGGCAAGCAAAGCCATGCATGGGATAGAGGCCAATACTTTTTAAGCGCATTGGCTAAGCGCAACCAGATGCTGCTAGGCCTTTCACAACCAGACGCTAAAGAAAGATACAAACGGGCTTGGTTTATTATTTCGGAACCAAACGGGCTGAAACGATCGTGGTGGAAGAACCAGCTCAAAGCAGAAAGTGTTATTGTGTTAGCTACACCAGATGACCAATGCATAGCTAATGCAGCGCGTGACAAAGACCGCGATCAATCAGAAACGGCATCAGCTATTCATAACTGGTGGAACAAGTATACAAGCAATAATGGTGACACAATTATAGAACCGGTGCAGACTGGAACTGATTGATAACATCACCGGCGGAACAAATGGATGCTAATTCGGGCGGGGGGATATGAAAAGTCTAGGACTTGATAGGCCCACGAACCGCGCTCGGTGGCATTTGCAGATTTTTTATTTGCGTTTGATTTTTAATCAAAACCAAGTTTGATTTTTTAACCAACAAAAACAACAAGTTATAGGATTTTTGAAAATGGCTAGTGGCGGTTATCGTGCTGGTGCTGGTCGCCCGCGTGGCTCCACCAGCAAAAAACTGTCTAAGAAAGACGTTAAAGTAATCAAAAAAAGCGCCAAGCTTTCTGGAATGACGCCTCTCGAATACATGCTGACCGTGATGAACAGCGCGGAAGCGGATGACGAACGGCGCGACCGGATGGCTATTGCTGCTGCTCCATATGTCCACGAAAAAGCGGCAGACAAAAAGCTTGGGAAAAAAGAACAGAAACTTGAGGCTGCGAAAAACATTGAAGACATTTATGCGCCTCGCAAAATGCCACATCTTGCCGTCGACAACACATAATGAAGTGGTCAACCGCCTGCCCCGATTGGGAAAAACGCATCGTAAACAGGGAAAGCCTCATTCCCTTTAAACCGCTTTTCCCGGAACAAGCAAAACGCGCTCTTGATATTTTCAAAAGCCTGAAAATGGTAGATGTTTTAGGGCAACCAACGTTTGGAGAAGCTTGTGCCCCTTGGGTTTTTGATTTCGTAGCCGCGATCTTTGGCGCCTATGATGAGAACACAGGGAAACAACTGATAAATGAGTTTTTCCTGCTAATCAGCAAAAAGAACGGTAAGTCGACAATCGCTGCGGCTATTATGATAACCGCGTTAATCTTAAACATGCGCCATTCGGCCGAACTGCTTATTCTGGCGCCAACGAAAGAAGTGGCTGACAACTCGTACAAGCCCGCATCCGATATTGTGAAGGCAAGCCCCGAACTTTCACGATTTTTAAAAACATCGGACCATATCCGCGAGATCAAGCATTTGAACACAAATGCGACATTGAAGGTCGTTGCGGCGGAAAATGATACGGTTACTGGCAAAAAAGCATCGTTTGTTCTGATAGATGAACTTTGGCTTTTTGGGAAAAAAGAAAAAGCCGACAATATGCTGAAGGAAGCGACTGGTGGTTTAGTGTCGCGCCCGGAAGGTTTCGTGATTTATCTCTCGACACATTCTGATAACCCGCCAGCGGGAGTATTCAAAAAAAAATTAGAAGAATTCCGCAATATTCGCGACGGGGTAGTCGTGAATAATCGGGCGCTTGGTGTCCTGTATGAGTTCCCTAAACGGGTTTTGCAAAACGAACAATATCTGGACCCAGATAACTTTTACATTACTAATCCAAGTTTAGGATATTCTGTTGATGCAGAAGACCTCTTGTCAAAATTGAACAAAGAAACAGACGAACAAGGCCGTCGTGTCTTCCTTGCTAAACATTTGAACGTCGAAATCGGGCAAGCTCAACGCGGCGACCGTTGGGTCGGGACAGAGTTTTGGCAACGCCAAACAGACGAAACATTAACATATGATAGTCTGATGGTACGGTCGGAAGTCGTTGTCGTCGGTATTGATGGCGGCGGTCTTGATGATTTGTATGGGCTTTCGTTAATCGGTCGCGACAAACAGACGAAACACTGGCTTTCATGGTCACATGCCTGGGCGCATGAGAGCGTTTTAGAACGACGCAAGTCAATCGCCACTGTTCTACATGACTTTGAAAAAGACGGTGACTTAACCATCGTTGACGATAAGCTCGATGATATTTCGCAAATAATCGAAATTATTGACGATGTAAAACAACGAAATCTTCTTGCTTGCGTGGCTGTTGACCCTGCCGGACTTGGTGAGCTGGTCGAAGAGCTAGCACAAATCGGTATAACTCCGGACAACAAACAAGTTGTTGGTGTTTCGCAAGGTTTCGGCATGATGAACGCAATCAAGACCACTGAACGCAAGGTCGCCGGTGGCACGTTCTGGCACTCAAAAAGCGCGATGATGAATTGGTGCGTCGGCAATTTGAAGATTGAACCCACAGCGACTGCAATCAGGGCGACCAAACAGAACGCGGGCGACGCAAAGATAGATCCGGCAATGGCGATGTTTGACGCAGCAACGGTCATGACCCGAAATCCGGCTGCCCAGAACAGCGGAACAATCGACCAGTATTTCGCTAGTCTCGGAGGCGGGAATTGAATTTTATCAAAAAAATGTGGAACGGAATTTTCGCCCCGTCTAGTTCATTAACACTTCAAAACCCAGCAGATTGGGCGGGGGCGAGTTCTTCGGGACTTATAGTTTCGGACACTTCCCTGTTAGGCCTTTCGGCTGCATGGCGCTGCATTTCTTTGCTTGCTGGAACGATCGCATCATTGCCAATTGAGATTTACAAGAAAGATGATGCAGGCGTTTCTCGTCTC